TGCGGACATTTCCGGCGACTTGGCGTCAGCCTTTTTCTTTTTCCTCATTCCCTGTCTCCGCCGTTATTGGCAGTTCCAGACACTTGTTGTAAAGGGACTCACCGGTCCCATTGCCTCCGAGAGCCTTATATGGCTTGTACAGGTACTCGAGGTTGCTCCGATCCTCCGGAGAGCACCATCCCCGGGCGATAAAAAAACTGCAGGCCTGATAAATACGGTCGTGCAGCAATGCCATCATTCCTTCCTTGATTTCGTCGTTCTCCTGTTTCCGCCGGAGCAGTGCCCGCCAGAGCCACGTGATGATGGCAATAATCAAGGCGAAGAGCTCCTGAATCCAGTATTTCAAGATAAAGTCAACCAATGGAATCACCTCTCTTCATCAATCTTCTACATACACCATGAGATACTTGTACTTGAGCGTTGCCTGATTGTATGCCATCAGGGTCGTCTCATCATTGGCCACCCCGGAAGCAAACTTGAAGTGTCCTATCTGGTCCGCATCCGGATAGCTCGTTGTACCATTGTCTCCGTTATCCACGATGCACTTTCCTGTTGTCGCGTAAAACCGGAACCCATTATAGGTGTCCATATCGGTCGACAGAGTTCCGTCCGAAAGCTGCACCTCGGCAACTTTCAGACGGATATCCGGGTCGCTCTTGGTGAGTGAAGACCGCTTCAAGTGAACAGCACTGTTTGCCTTATACGTGACGAATCCATTCCCATCATCGACATCCAGAGCCAGCTTCGTCACGGCAGCGACGTTCTTGATGTGGTCAAAGGATGGCTTTGTCACCTCCGTGACATCTCCGCTGGATCCCCCGGATGAAGCGGTCGGAAGAGTCAGCACCTGCTTTGTCCCTGCTGAAGACCGGATCGTAAGTTTTCCGTCACTCAGCTCAAACGTGTAGGTGGTATCGGTGAAGGCAGCACCTTCCGGGACATCAGTTTTCACCGTATGTCCTCCAAGAGCGTCTGTGTTCGCCTTGACCGCCGCTTTCATTTCAGAGTCGTCATAGGCCGTATCGGTAAAGACTGCATCCGCCGGGACATCGCTTTTCACAGTATGGCCGTTCACCTTGGCAGCATTGTCGACAACCCCGTCACCATCCGCATCAAATTTCGAGAGCACATCTTCAGCTGTGATCAGCTGATTCACCACCTCGCAGAGCCGCTGGATCACTTTGTCAGCGCCTCCGTACTGGATCTTCTTAATCGACATTGAAGTACGCCTCCTCCCGTTTCTGGGCTCCCTCGTTTCGGGAGGTGTACCGCGCAAGATCTGAGAGGATCTGGTCGGTTGTATTGAGACGGTCTACCAGCTTATAAGAGTCGATGTACGGATCAAAGTACGAAAGGTTCTCTGGCTCGACATACGAAGTATCCTGCATATCATGAATGCACTTCCGGCACTGGCTCGTAGCTACTCTCTCCGCTTCCCAGTTTGTGGCAAACCAATGCGCATCGTGCCACCTGCAGTTCCAATAGCAGTCCGTGTTTGGAATCAGGATGTAGCGATACTTCTTTGGCAGAGTCTTCACTGTGTCGAGGTAACGGGAGAACCAGAAAAACAGCACGATATGATCATACATGGAGAGGTCCCGGCTCTTGATATCCGATTCTGTCAAAGCACTGGTAATAGAGAGCGTGACTGAAATGTCCGGGTGTCTGCTCTTTGACGCTATCGCAAGTGAGTCGTCGCTAATTGTAAACATCCGGATACCAAGGTCGTAATACCTCTCCAGCGCATCTAATGTCGCATTCCTCTGCATCAGCACACAGAGCGGAAGCCCGAGCTGCTGCAGACATTTCAGTCGCAGGACATACTCGTCATAGGACTTTGGGTATTCCTCTCTTTTCTCAATGTCCTGCCTTGTACTCGTGGCATCCTCCCTCCATGCCGGAAGATAAATGCAGCGGATATATGGAAAAAGCTCTCGTCTACGGGAGAGCTTCGGCACAAAGTCATAGGAAAAGTTGTAGGGAACTTCATACTGCTTATTCATGCATCCTCCTTATCCGTCAGCGTGTATGTAATCTTCATGGTCTGCGAAGCGTTCTTTGTTACCGGGGACGACAGGTTATTGATCGTGCCGAGGTAGGCACATCGGAGCGCTGTCCGGATCCGGTCATTATCGTAATAGCCATCGTAATGGTAGGTTGCGAGGATCTTCCCATCGGAATAAAGGATTGGCGAAATCGCAATCGCAGCTCCGTCAACCGCTTCTTCGGAATGAGAAGCGTCCGGATACAGAAAGCCCGTCCTGTAATAATTGTTGCCGTCCTTCTGATACTGATACTGGTACTGAACGCCGCCGTCATAGAGCATCGGTGTCATCCCATCGAATGTTCCGTTGTTATCAAAGGAAAAGATTTTGATGTCCACTATGTTGGACAGGTTCACAACGTAGATACTATGTGCATCATAAGATTTGGCGTAGAGGTACCCCTTGTTGATGACAATCGAATACTCATTCCGCGAAGCCAGATGCACTCCGGCAAGCGTGACCACCTCCTCCGGCTGCTTCTCAAAAGATAGATCCGACATCTTGTACTTCGTAATGTAGAGCTTCGCATCATCCTTCTCGTTTCCCTCATCGTAATAGTAGTTGTAGTAGGTATTTCCATAGGAGGTGTAACTGCTGACGCGGTTATTCTGGGTGATGAGGTAAAGGTAGCCATCTGTACCGGGCATCCAGTATTTTGCTGGCCCGATATTGCTAAAACTTTTATAATCTGGAAGCTCCAGCGTCGTTACGGTCTCATAAGGAAGAGTAAAGGAACCATAGGTCAGATCGGCCACCTTCACCGCATAGGGATCAAACCTTCCGCGCTGGATCGTGATACCATCCGCATTCAGCCAATAGACAAACTCATCCTTAACGAAGAACGGTCTCCCGTTATGCTCCTTACTTTCAATGGTATCCATGTCACAGAAGAAGTCCCCGCAAATCTGTCTCTGGAAGGGATTCACCCCGGCATAGGCGCTTGTCAGGGCAACCGACTGGATAGTTCCGTTTGCCTGCGCGGTGCCAAAATCCCAGACGGAGACATAGCCGATATCCGTTTTATGTGTCTCTATCGCATTTAGGGAGCCTCTCATCGCGTCATCGGTGTTGGTATCCCGGGAAGCATAGCCGACCAGCTTCGCCTCCGTCGGAAAGTTAGTATTGTTCACATCCTCCGTGAGCTTCCCGTCAAAAAGCAGGATGCCGCCGAGGGCATTCTTCGCAATGGGAAAGACATTATTGTTCATCGGTCTTCCGATCATGGTTTGGAAAGCAATCAGCTCCTGCACGGCGTTCGTGACGAGGTTGTCCTTCTCATATTCGAACTCACGCTCTCCTGTCTTGGCATTAAAGAGCTCGATTTTGGTATGTCCTTTGATCATTCTTCCACCTCTTTCGTAAAGATCTGGATATCCGTAAGTGTTCCCTTCTCATGGATGATCGCCTTCAACTGAATAGAACCGGTGAGCTTTACGGCCCACTGTTCCTTTGTGATCTCCTTCATTGCCGGGGCGAACATGCCATAAGACTCCTTCGTGGTATCCGGTGTGATCCATCCGTTGGCGTATTCCCACCAGGTGCCGCCATGATCGAAGGAGGCGAGGAAGTTCACGTTGTTGCTGTCACAGTTCGATGCGGCACTGAGAACCTGTTCCACTTCACAATCCTTTGTCACAAGTTCCGCGATCGTCACTCCATCCTTCAGCTTCCATACGCCATCCTTCACTTCAATCTCATCCGTGTTGTAGGTGACCACGTCAAGGTGCTCCGTATCAAACCGGTGCAGGAACTTCACCGGACCGATGGTCCCAGCGATTGGCCGCAGCACGCTCGTAAGAGACATTGAAGGAACGATGTCGGAATAGCCATATATCCCCGGGGAAAACAAGCTGAAGTCCACCGAAGTATCAATGCCCCGGTACACCGGAAACAGGTTCATGCCCGGGACCGTATCGAAAACCGTGACCGTTCCATCCCAAGCACCGTTTCCTGCCAGCCCCTGTCCTGCCACGTAAGCTCTGGCATCTCCGCGTGAGATATGGCATCTGCCACCGGCCATTGAAAGCCAAACTTCAAAGTTTCCAGTAAGATTCGCTGTACTGTTCCATGTAAAAAGAAGATGCAGGAGATGCGTCCCATCCGGCAGAGTTTCCACCGGAACGTAGTCCTTAACTTCCTCCCCGTTCAGGTAGTAGGTAACAGTCATGACCGCATCGGTATCTGACAGGAGGCCTTCTGCTTCCGTTTCCGTCGTATCGAGCGTCAGCTTGATCTCTGCATGGAAGTCGATATGGGTATCCTTTACCGTGACATAGCGGATATCGATGATCTTCGCCTTAGCTGTGTCAGCGATGTCGTAGTCCGCCGCGTTCTGGTAGTCATAGTAGTGGATGTAATCCTGATTCTCATTTGAGGACAGGATGCCCTGCAGGTTCTTATCCGTCTTAGATTTAGCTGATGCAAGTGCCGGGTCCTGTCCTACCCCCTGCATGGTGAAGGACTTATTGTAGCTGAACGTGAACTTCGTCATGCAGAAGAGCTTGTCCTTATCAGCAAGCCCATCAGAAAAGCGGAATACGTCCATGAGGTCGTAAGCGGGATTTCCGATCAGCTCTGCCTTGAACGGCACATAGTCAACCTGTGACAATGCGGTCAGGATCGCGTTTCTCTGTGCATCCTTCTTCTCGTCCACGCCATACTGGAGAAAGGGATCAGAACCGATGTTGTAGGTTAAACCGTCGTCCGGATCGAGGGCATAATAAGATGTGGTCTTCCCGGCGAGGTTCACAACGGAGAGTCCGGTGTAGCGAGTTGTAAAATCAGAGAATTCACATCCTGCAAAGCGATGAGCGGTATCAAGCTCATCCACTACGGCCTGATCGTAAGCCCGGGCATAAATCTTTCCATCCCGGCCTGCATAGACGTTTGCAGCAATCGATACGGCGACCCATGAGACAAAGTCCCTCCAGGTTTCAATGTCGGACTCGCTGTAAAGGGAAAGCTCATCTGATCCGTTTGCCATTGCGGCGAACTCTTCACTCGTGGTGCCAAGGGCAAGACCGCAGGCGGTACAAGCCGTAAGCATCAGGTTGTAAGCCGTGCCATTGATGGAAGTAACCGAGCAGTTCTTATCAAACTTTGCCATGTGATCGTAGGCCTTGATCACTACCCCGGAGGCGGTATGCTTTGCGGAGTCAATCGTGAATATGCCAAGCGGCACGTCCTCGTAGGTTCCGTCCGACAGATGCATGCCAAATACTGGTGCGATCTCCTGACCTTTCCAGCTATACCGGGCAATGTTTACGTTCATGAGCGTCACATCCAGTTCTCCGATGTAGACCTGTCCGATCTGGACAGAGGAGTCATCCGAGCACTGGTTGGTAATCGAAAAAGATCCAGAAAGAATGTTGTCATCTGTAAAGGATGCCCTGCCGACTTTTCCCGTCATCCGGAATCTCTGGACCGGCTGCTTCATGGCAGCCTTGTATTGTTCACTTACTGCGTACATGAAGCGCCTCCCTCCTTAGAATTCCTCAAGGTCAAAGCTCACCGTGTAGAGCCCATTCGTTCCCTTTGTCTTCTCCGAGTGCTCCTCGAGTTCCGGTTTAAAATTCCGCATCCGCATCTGCCGCGTCTTATAGCCTTGTGTCTTCAAATCATAGAGCTTCACCTCAATACTGTCCTTATCACGAAAAGCAGCAAACTTTGACGCCCAGCCTGCAGAACACTGAAAAGAGGCAGAGACGGACAGCTTGTCATATCTTGTGACAATGACCTGATCCGTTCCTGCCTCGGTCTGATTTACACTCTCGACCACGCTGCTACTCTCTTCCCATTTCGATGGTGGAAAGAGCTTTACATCATCAAAGTAGATTGGATATTCACTAAGCATCATCGTCCTCCTGACCGATAGTTGCTCCGCTGGGTGGCACGGACGACGATCTCATCAATCCTCTCCTGCCCGATATAAACCGGGATAATGATGTCGCCGCCACCGACACCTGCCAGAGCTCCCTGTACGATCTCTGCGAGCTTGTCTGTACCAACTACTGCTTCCTGACCGGCCTCTCCTCCGCCAAGGAGCCTGCCGCCTGCAGCGCCAAAGATCGTCGGGCTGTTTAAGATGTAGGCATCATCCATGGCTTTCCGGTACCAGTCCACAGAAAGATGCGGAACTGAAGGCGGGTCAATGGAGAGCTTGCCGCTGATGGAGAAGTGCGGGAGCTTGATCTTTGGAAGCTCCAGATGACACCCGGCAAAGAAACCTTTGATGCGGTCAAGGCCACCGCTTACGATGCTCTTTGCATTCTCGATCATGGAGGAGAATGCTCCTTTGATGTCATCGAGCTTTCCCTGTGCAGAAGACAAGGCATCCCCGAGCTTCCCGCCCGTCAACTCATTGATCTTCGAGAATCCTGCCTCCCAGATCGACTTGTAGGCATCCACTGCGGTACCAATGATGCCCTTGATCCCACCTCCATGCTGATCAACAGACGCCTGAATGGCATCCCACGCGGTGCCGGTGTTTGTTTTTACGGTGTCCCATGCGGTACTGATGGTGGTCTTTACGGTATCAAAAGCAGTTCCGGCTGTCGTCTTGATCCCATCCCATGCACCGGAGAGTATCGTGATGATCCCGCTCCACGCTGTCGATGCAGCAGAGCTGATGGTCGACCACGTATTGCCAAGAAAATCGGAGATTCCGGTAAAGACCGTCGTTGCCGTGGTGCTGATTCCGCTCCACAGTCCGGTGAAGAAGCTGCTTATGCCGTTCCAGACAGTCTCCGTGGTGGACTGGATACCGTCCCAAAGCCCGGAGAAGAAGGTACCGAGCCCTTCCCCGATCGACTGCACGCCAGAACACACTGTTTCCCATACGCCGCCGAACCACTCTGAGATTTCTCCCCAGTGCTTCACAATCTCAATCACCGCAACCACAGCAGCTACCACCGCCGCAATGATCCCGATGATCGGAAGGATCGGAACGGATACCGCTCCAATCGCAGGAATCACCGTGCCGGAAAGGAAACCCACAAACTTCCCAACAATACTCGTGACAGATCCGACCGCTGTGACAACTTTTCCTACACCAACAAGAACTGGCCCTACTGCGGCGGCAATGAGTGCTGCCTTGACAATGGATTCCTGCATTCCTGGAGATAATCCATCCCATGCGTCTTTCAGTCCCGTGACCACATCCTTGATCTGTGTCATAGCCTCGGTGATCATTGGGGCAGACGCGTCCACGATCTCAGCCCCGAGGTCCTTCAGGTTGTTCATCACAACCGTCAACTGATCGAGTGGATCCAGCGTCTCGTTAAAGGTGTTCTCTACGGAACCTGCGTAATCTCCAAGAGTGGAAGACAGGTCGTCGAGGGAGAGCTTTCCACTCTGTACCGCGTTGTAGATCGCACCACCGGCACGAGAGCCGAACAGATCATAGGCTGCCTGCAGCTTCTCCGTATCGCTCTGGTTGCTGTTCATTGTCTTGGAGAAGTCCTTCAGAGCGTCACTCAGGGACTGACCATTCTTCGTCGCAACCTTTTGCGCCTTAGTAAGACCAGTCAGCATGGTCGAGGTATCCAAACCGGACATCTCAACTGCTCCCATAAAGCCAGCCGCCTGCTCCGCAGAAAGTCCCATTGCCTGAAACTGTCCGGCATTCTTGGAAAGGTCCTGCGACAGCGTGTCCATCGACACACCGGTTGCCTGCCCGACTTGGTTCAAGGCATCAAGAAGGTTCCCAGCATCATCCGACGACTGCCCGAAGGCATTGAGGACGGAAGATACGTTATCAACCGAGGTCGATACATCCGTCGAATTCAGCGTTGCAAACTCCACAAACTTCGTAGAAAGATCTTCCAGCGCGTCCCCGGTCAGTCCGAATCTCGTGTTCACTTCGCCGATGGCATCGCCTGCGGTCTGAAAGTCTGTCGGGATGGTTTCCGCGATCGACTTGGCACGCTTCTGCATGTCTTCAAGGGCAGCCCCGCTTGCACCGGTTTTCTCAGTGACGGTATCGAGTGCCTCATCGACTTCCTTCCACGCAGCAACCGACGCTGCGCCGACTGCTGCGACCGGAACTGTGATGCCCTTGGTGAGCCCACCTCCGACATCACTGATCTTGCCGCCGACTTCTTTCATCTTGTCACCGGCGACCTGAAGCTGCTGGCCGGCAACGGAACCAAACTTTTTATACTCGTCCTCGAGTCCCTCGAGCGACTGCTTGGTCGCCTCGATCTCCCGAGTCAGCGCTTCCTGCTGCTTCTGCGTCTCCTCTGTCTGTGGCCCGGCTTTGAGCTGCGCGAGAGCTTCCTTCTCCTCTGCGAGCTTCTTCTTTGTCGCATCGATCGCGTCAGTGAGGTATTTCTGCTTCTGCGCCAGAAGGTCCGCATTGCCCGGGTCCATCTTCAGAAGCTTGTCTACGTCCTTAAGATTGCTCTGGGTATCCCGAATCTCCTTGTTCACACCCTTCAGGGCATTGGAGAGCTTGGTCGTATCGCCATCCAGCTCGATTGTGATTCCTTTGATGCGGTCTGCCATAGTCTCCTCCTCCCTTCATGGCATGAAAAACACCGGCTCATCACCGATGCGGTTTAAAATTGATCGAAATCCTGTTGTGTTGCTACCTGTCGATATTCGTCATCACAGAGGTCGTTCCCGGATTCGATGATCATGTCCATCACGGCTCCTTCGTCCAGCTCATCAAGCTCAGACAGTGTCAGCCCCATCTGCTTCGCCCTCAGGAGGTATACTGCCGTGTTTACTTCCCGCTCCGTTGGGCGGCTTCTTTTTTTGGTTTCGACGTCGTCCTCCGTGATCCCAGATAAAGGGTAACAAACTCCTGCATGTGCAAAAAGAGCTCTGCCCCGTCGAACTGGTCCGCCCATTCAAGAAATACGTCCTCGTTCAGCTTGTTCATGTCACGCTTTTCGGCCTGCGCATTCATAATGAAGGCCAGCTTATCTCCAACCGTCATGTCGGTCTGGTCATCTTCGCTGTTCTCCATCTTGTTTAAGAGGATAATAAGGTCCTGATGGAAGGCCTGCTTGTAGCGGTATGCTGTAGTCCCCGTTGCGAGAAACGGGAACTTCTGCTCCGACCCATCACTGAGCCGGAGTGAAATTTCCTGATACATGTTGTCCCCTCCTTATCACTTGCCGGAACCGGTCGCCGTAGATGAAGAGCTACCGCCCGACGCAGCAGCGCTTGTCGTTCCGGATGTCTTCGCCGCAGCAGGTGTGTAGACCTTGCTATACCAGTTCTGGTAGGTCGCATCCGTTGTGTCTGCACCGGAGCGGGCCTTGACGATGTTCTTGCCAAGCGTCGCATCTTTGATGCTGGTGGCATTGATTGTCAGGCTCTCGGTCTGCACCTCGATAGAGTCCTCCTTCGTGGACGATGCCACAGACGGTCTTGTTGCCGTGCAGTTGTACATGACATGGCGGATCTCATTCACATCGCCGTCAAACTCAAAGAGCAGGGCAAAGTGAATGGGCTGAGCGTCGGCATCTTCGATCAGTACCCCGTTTCCGTCCTTGATCTCGCCGAGCACATTCTCCCGGAAGTCCTCCGGTACCATTGCTGACTCGAAGTCTCCGTTGTAGCCGCTGTTCGCGTTGGTGACAAAGTACTGAACACCATCTGCCCAGAAGATCGTCTGGTCTCCCTGAGCGTCCAGCGAAAGAGATACAGCACCCGGCCACGACACCGGATCCGCGAAGGTGGCTGTCCCATCCTCAGCAATCGTCGCGATAGCATAATGTACATTCTTCAGGTTGTACTTGACCTTATTCTTTTTGCTTCCCATTTCAGGCCTCCTGTTCAAATGAATACAGGACCTCATAGAGCTTCTCCGACTCTATCCAGGTCTCTGTCTTTTCAAAGAAGATCCCGCTCCCTATGAGCAGACCTTCCAGTTTCTTTTCTGTCTCCGGATCCTTCTTGTCCGTGTAGAGCTCGATGTCGATTTCCGTAATCGGAAAATACACCGTCCCATCCGCAGCGAAGTTGTCGCTGTTTGGACAGCGGAAACAGAGAAAGGGAGGATCCGGTCCCTCGCCCTCCGCAAAATGATCGTAGGCATAGGGAAGCCCCAGCTCCTCCAGAATCTGTATGATCTTATCCATTGCTTCCTCCCGGCATCAGCCCTTCAGTTCCTTCTCAATCTCATCCGACAGCTTTCCGGTGATCTCTTCTTCAACCGGAGCGATATGAGGAGTACCCTCGACTCTCCCGCCGCCACGCTTGGCGTGTCCTTTCTCCAGAAGGTGCGTCAGTCCATAGATCTTGTTGTGAACGACCACCTCAGCCCCGATCGCTGATTCCTTCTGGACGGTAGAACGCCAGCCCTTCGCATACTTTCCGGTGCGTTTCGGTGACTTTTCCTTCAGTTCCTTTACGGCTTCTTTCCCGGCATCCTTGATCTCCTGCTTTACGATGTCGTTCACATCATCGGCATAATCTGAGAGTGTCTTCTCGACCGTTGCCGCGAGATCATCTACCTTTACCTTCATCGCTTCACCTTCTCGCACTTAAACTTCAAACTTCTATGTTTGAATCCCATCGGATCAATGGCGGTGACGTTGTAGATGGCATCTCCCAGCCGGATCCGGATCTTTGTGGAATCAAGTCCTTCAAGGCACTTTGCATAACGGACCGTAAAGTCGATCGCATCCGTGCTATTGGTAGTCCCGGCCTCCTGCTTCTCGGAGCCTCCGCTCTGAACCGGAGTCGCCCAGCAGGTGTAGAAGTCAATCCACGTATTGGTATGGTTTCCATACTTATCCTTCACGACCTCGTTCTTCTGAATCGTAAGCCGGACATTCATTGCCGCGATATTCATCTCCCACCTCCATCAGAACCTCGGGTCCCGTTCTCCGAAGAGAAGGTTCCGGAGTGTGATCGTCAGTGCGTGATGATCAGCTTCTTCCCGATGCTCGTTGATGTAAGCGAGAGAATACAGCACTGCCACCGTGACAATCGGACTATCGTCTTCTCCAAGACTGTCCTTCCGGAGAACCGAAGCGACCAGACTCTCGGCGGCATCCAGTTCCTGCTGAATGATGTCGTCTTCATCATTCGAATCGACCCGAAGATATTTCTTTGCTTCATCCAGTGAGAACATCACTGCCTCCCTTCCAGCCAGAAAGAAAGCCCAGGGCTGTGACACCCCCGAGCTCTCAACATTACTTTGTTACGACTGCGGATCAGGCAGATGCTCCTGCCTTCAGGATCTGTACGGCTTCCGGCAGCACCAGAAGACCATCCACACGCTCCTTCGCCACATAACCTATCATGCCGTTTCCGGCAAAGAGCTCACGAAGCTCCTGCATGGAACGACTGCCGCGATCGCCGATGTTGTAGTAGCTGTAGTCGCCAAAGGCCATCACAGGCTTTCCTGCCGCAAGCTCCGGTGCAAAGGCGCTGGTATGAACCGCATAACCAAGAAGGCGATCCGGCTCCCCTGCCTGATAGGACGGCTGCCAGATGTAGGCGCCGTTGTTGTCCTTAAGCTTCCGGAGAGCTGCAAGGGTCTGGTCGTTCATGATGAACGATGCCTTCTTCCGGTACGGACGCTTCAGGGCGTAGACCAGATCCAGCACGTCATCGGTGCCAAGCTTGGTGCCGGTGAGGGTCTTTGCGACCGTACCGCCGTTGGTCTCATCAAAGAGACCTGTGGGCTTTCCCTTCCCATCGCCGTTCAGGAAAGCATCCTCCTCGGCATTGGCAATGGCGATTCCGAACTGGGTGGTGATGTAGCTTGCAAGGTCAAACATGGAGTCATACAGAAGCTCCTCGGTAACCTTCACTGCCACATGGAGCTTATGCGCATCCATGATCTTCTGTCCGAACTTCGCGTCGGTAAACTGCAGTGCACCGCCCTCCTCGATCCATGCAGCCGTAGGTTTTGCCCCGGCGATGTTGATCTTGTGCTCACCGGAAGTGGTGATCTGGGTGGCAAGGCCTCTCATGATGTTCTCCTCATTGAGGACATCGATGAGTCTCGAATCCCACTCCTCCGGGACGAGGTACCCGCCATCGGCATCCACGCCCTCCTGCAGGATGTCCGATACCTGATGGAAGTTTGTGCGCATGGCGGTCAGCATATCCTTGGCATACTGGTCAGAGGCACGTCCCTTCTTGACCTTCTCGCCGGTGCTGGTCGGCATGTTGGAAAGCGGAGCAGAGGTCGGCTGGTTCAGCTGGGCCTCAATGGCTGCCTGACGATTCAGGCGGTCGATCTCTTTGGTAAGATCGGTGATCTCCTTCTCCATCCGGTCATAGGTTTCCCCGTCTTCTGCAGAGAGAACACCGTTCTCTCCTCTGTGAGCCTCGAGGAAGGACTTTGCTGCCTCCCATGCTCTTACTCTCTTTGCAATCAAATCCTGTACGTTCATATGTGTTTTCCTCCTCACATCATCATGTGCAGAAGATTCAGGCGATCCATGAGGGCATCCACGCTCCGGCCTTCTTCTGCTTTATTGGTTACTGCATTGCTTACTGCGTAGTGTTTCTTCACCTTGTTTGTGAAGGCAGCCGCCATCTGACGACTGGAATACAAAAAGCCCGTTCCAATTTTGTCATGGTCATTGTCCGTTCCATTTTTGTCAGGGGCTTTTGAAGAAATATCCTCATTGGACTCTTCCCCATTGGAATGATCCTCTTTCGGATCAGCGCCATCCTCCTGCTCAGGCTCTTCCATCTTCTCCTTCTGCTCTTCCTCGTGATAGAGTTCTGGGCGCTCCATCACCCGGTCAGCAAAGCCAAGATCTACTGCCTTGTTTGCATCCATCCAGGTCTCATCGTCCATAAGCTTTGAGAGCTTGTTCTTCGAAAGTCCCGTCTTTTTCACGTAGGCGTTCAGGATGGAATCCTTCACGGAATCCAGCATGGAGATTGCCTGCGCAAGGTCGTCCTTGTCCCCCATCGCCATCGTGGACGGGTTATGAATCATGAGCATGGACACCGGACTTACCAGCACCTCGTCTCCTGCCATTGCGATGACGGATGCTGCCGATGCTGCAAGGCCGTCGATCTTCACTGTGACCTTCCCGGAATAAGATAAGAGCATGTTGTAGATCTGCGCTGCCGCCCAGACATCGCCACCTGGAGAGTTGATCCAGACCGTGATCGGTCCTTTCCCGGAATCAAGGTCAGACTTAAAAAGAGCCGGAGTGACGTCATCGTCAAACCAGCTCGCAGAAGCGATCGTTCCGTTCAAAAACAGAGTGCGTTCCGCAAGATCCGGATCTTCACCATCCGGTGTCTTGTTTCGCACCCACTTCCAAAACTTGTTCATGAGTTCCTCCTTCCCCTTCTGCGGGGCTTTTTGTTATCTGTATCTTCCTCAGTTTCTTCATCGGGCTCATCCTGCTCCGGAGGATCACTACCTCCAGAACCGCTCTGGTAGGCTGCGCCAGCACTCCGAAGAGGCGTCATGGTTCCGTTTACAAGAAACAGGTTCCCGCCCTCTTCCTCGGGCACGAGGTCCATGTTCTCTAAGCGCCGGACATCGTTCACACAAAGGAAACCGTTGCTGATGCCGGTCGCATAGCCCTGCATACGGCTCTCATAGTTGCCGCGAAGAAGACCGTCCACGTTGAAACGCGCATAATAGATCTTCTTCTCCTCCGGGGTAAGGAGCGACCGAGAGATCGCAGACTCGATTCTGGCAAGCCACGGCTGCAGACTGTAGATCACAAATTCCAGCGACTGTTCTTCAATGTTAGAAAAAGTCGCGTGCTCAAGATCTCCAATCATATGCGGCGGCACCCGGAAGATCCTTGCGATCTCATCGATCTGGAACTTTCGAGTATCCAGAAACTGCGCCTCCTGCGGATTGATGGAGATCGGCGAATACTTCATGCCCTCTTCCAACACCGCAACCTTCCCGGCGTTCTGGCTCCCGCCAAAGGCAGCCTGCCAGCTATCTCTCACTTTCTCCGGATCCTTCAGGATACCGGGATGCTCGAGAACACCGGATGGCGCGGCTCCGTTCTCGAAGAACTTAGAGCCATATTCCTCACAGGCCATCGAAAGACCGATGCTGTTCTTTGCCATCGCAATCGGGCTGTAACCCACAAGGCCGTCAAACCCAAGCCCCGGAATCTGCATCACCTCATGTGGTGAGAGCTTTACGATCGTTTCTTTCATCGTCGGTGCATCGGATCCCTTGGACCAAAGATACTGATAATAGATGTGTCCGTTCTCATCCCGGTCCACCGTCATGCGGTTTGGCATCAGAGGATACAGCGCGGTGATCTCATCCTTTCCATTCCGGATAATCTGCACATAGGCATTCCCCCACAGGAGAAGGTGTGTGAGGAGCGTCTCCCAAAAGGTGTAGGCCGTCATCTCCTCATTCGGCTCACTGTGAAGAAGAAAGTACAAGGGATGATCGACAGCCTTTACCTTGCTCCCATCCTCCTCTTTGTAGAGGTGTAAGGGCAGGCTTGCCACGGCCTCTGCCAGCACCCGGACACAGGCATACACAGCAGTCACCTGCATGGAGCTTCGCTCTGTCACGGTCTTGCCGGATGAGGTGTGCCCGTAGTAGGCCCGGTAGACACTGCCGGATGTTGCATCCTTCGGATCCGCTCTTGCCTTCCTTCTGTGAAATAAATCCTTAAATCCCATCGATCCTTCCTCCATCAAAATGTGATCAGCCCCCGGCTGTCGTAAACACTCTCTGCATGCTCCTGCCGGATACAGCGATCCAGCGCCATAATCGCAGCAACAATGCCGTCGATCTTCTCAGGTGATTTCGCCTTCGTCGGCTTGATATTGTCCGCCGCATCCCGGTCTACCACCACGTTCAGAGCCATCCACTTAAGGACCGGATTGCCGCCGTGGATGATCTTTCCCTCCATCATCAGCTTGTAGAACTCTTTCGTAGGAGGGGACATATCCTTAAATCCCTGCCCGAAGGGAATCATTGTCATCCCATCGTCCTGCAGGTTAATGATGAGCTGGGTCGCATTCCAGCGGTCCACCGCGATCTCCTTGATGTTGTAGATCTGATACAGGTCCAGAATGAACTTCTCGATGAAGTTGTAGTCGATCACATTTCCTTCCGTCGCCTTCATGTATCCCTGCTTCACCCAGACATCGTAGGGAACAGAGGCCCTTCGCACCCGGATTGGAATGGTGTCCTCCGGGACCCAGAAGAATGGCAGGCAGATGTACTTCTCCGTTTCATCTCTCGGCGGGAACATCAGAACCAGAGCTGTGATGTCGCCGGTGCTCGAAAGGTCGAGTCCACCGTAGCATTCCCTTCCCCGGAGACTGTCCAGATTAATCGGCTCATTGCCCTGATCAAAGACCTGCTCCGGAATGAAGGCGGTCGTTGAAGATACCCACATGTTCAGTCGGAGCTGCTTAAACACCGCCTCCTCCGCCGGATTTTCCATTGCCTCGTGGTAGTGCTCACGGACACGATCAATTTCAATCGTCTGACCGAGAGAAGGGTTGGCCTTGTACCAGTTCTTCTCATCATGCCAGTCTTCTCCTTCTTCCAGTCCGTACACCACCGGATAGAAAGTGTGATCCACACGCTGTCCGGAAAGGATGTCCTTGGCCTTCTGATGCAGCTCATAGCAGATCGAGTTCTTATCCGTTCCGGCAGTTGTAATCAAAAAGTACAGCGGCTGCTCTCTTGCGTCACCGGAGCCTTGCGTCAAAACGTCATATAGCTTTCGGGTCGGTTGTGCATGGACCTCATCGAACACAAGTCCGGATACATTCAAACCATGCTTCGTTCCCACCTCTGCCGATAGCACCTGATAGAATCCGGCATTCGAGTAGTTCACAATTCGCTTGCTGGCTGCCATGATCTTGGAGCGCTTCCGGAGCGCCGGTGTCATGTTCACCATCTGATGGGCGACATCAAAGACGATGGACGCCTGCTGACGGTCTGCCGCGGCACCGTAGACTTCAGCGGATGGTTCGTTGTCTGCATAGAGAAGATACAAAGCCACCGCAGCAGCAAGCTCTGACTTTCCATTCTTCTTTCCGATTTCGATGTAGGCTGTCCGGAACTGTCGGTTCCCGTCTGGTTTCACGATCCCGAAGAGATCCCGGATGATCTGTTCCTGCCAAGGCAAAAGCCAGAAACGTTTCCCGGCCCACTTGCCTTTCGTGTGCCGGAGCATCTCAATAAACTTCACAGCCCGGTCTGCTTTTTCTCTGTCATAGTGCGAAGAAGAAAGCATGAATTTCGTCGGCTGATACCTTCTGAGCCTTGGCATATCTTTGGGACGTTCCTCCATTATGAATCACCTCCCAAAAGCTCCTCCATTTCATCCTCCGGTTTGTTTTGCCCGGCATCCGCGATGAGCCTCGACCTCGATGCCGGGGTCAGACCGAACTCGGTTGCAAACTTTCCCATCTGTTTCATATAGGTCTGAGCGATCGATACCTGGGGAACTTGCTGCCAGTAGCCGGAAGGGGTCCGGACAAGCGATCCATGTTCCGTGATGAAGGACTCGGCTTCCTTCCATCTCGCATAGGACTGGCAGTAAGCAGCGAAGGCCGCCATATCGACTTCCGTAAGGATTCCGAGAGCTTCCATCTTTTTGGAAAGCCTGTGCCATTCCTTTTTCGCGTCTTTCTCCAGCCATTTCGGACAGGCAGGTGCTTTCCGTTCTGGCTTTGGCTCGTTCTCATTCAGTTTTCGTTTTCCCGGATTTCCTTCCAGCTCCTTGATTGCAGTTGGAGTCGGCTTTCTTCCTCTGGTCGCCATAGGGAACACCTCCTTTCCTGTATCAAAAAAGGACCGCCGAAGCGATCCCGTCCCATGTGGTGTGTATGTGTACGAGAGAAAGAGCCGTTTGGCTCCCTCCCGGAATATGCTTTTTTAGTTCAGGCTGTGCAGGATAGCTGCCACCGCAAGCTGCGCGTTTTCCGTTTCCGGCTCGATATCCCATCCTCTGTCGTATCTTGCGACCGGGAAGTCGCTAAGGCGAATTTCAAGCTTACTGATCCTGCCGCCCTCAATGCCGTATTCCTCGCTTGGCTCTCTGTAAACCTTCGCGCAGTAGGTGAATGTCTGGTTCCCGATCTTAATGCTTCCTTTGTTCCACATGGTCTTTTTTCTCCGTTTTCTTTCTTGCGACCTTTTCCTTTGGCATGTACATATATCACTCTCAGCCGGATATATAGCAAGGAGAACCAACGGAAATATGTCACAAAGATTTGACGGATGCCATTGTGTATTTCTACGAGGAACAGAGCCCTGGTGGGCTCCCTTCCCCGGCTACTTTCAGTTCAGGCTCACCTTGAAGGCGTGGCCTTTTTCGTAGCCTTTGCCGAAAAAGTCCTTTCGGAGGTTGACCTCGACCATCTCGCCGATCGTGCAGCCTGCTTCTTTGAAAAGCCATAAGGTTTCGATCGCGTCCGTCGCCCTGCAGGAATAGGTGAAGGCCTTGATGCCGTTCTCCTTCATGCAGGCGGTGAGGGCTTCCACATCCCTGTCCCAGATGATGTCGTCGAAGTTTAAAATCTCGTTCTCGTTGTCTCTTGATTTCTCGTAAGCCCGGTAGATTGTGTGGGCGATGTCGCCCATCTCATCGATTCTGTCCTCGGCTGCCTTTGCAGCTTCCCTTGCGGCGTCCCTGCCCTCGGCTGTGGCGGCTGCCTTGTAGGCTTTCTTTGCTTCTTCGATGCGGTTGTAGGTTTCTTCAAAAATGTTCGTCATGGCTTTGTCCTCCTTGCTTTCGGCTTGTTTAGTTTGCCTTTCCCTTTGGCATGTACATATATCACTCTGAAGCGCTGTGATAGCAAGGAAATGTAGAGCCATAACCTGCACAAAAATCTTGTGCGAAATCTGTGTATCTTAGACTTTGCCCTTCATGATGAAGATCACATAAGATTCCTTGTGCTCCTCGATAAAGCTCACCAGCTCGTAATACTCGTGGTCAAAGGCAAGACGCTGAACCATCGGAAGATCCAGCATGTTCGTTTCACCGGAATCCCGTACCGCCATCAGCTGATCGCGTACCGTCTGAGTAAACTCTGGAACCAGTGACCGGCAGCAATCCGCTCCGTAGGCTACGCTTAAGCCACTGCCATTATCCCAGCGGACCATAATGGATCCGGCATCATCCACACCAATGACGGTGCCTTTCGTGCCGATTGGCGGTGCCTGTACATCGTCCATCTGAAGGAGCTCCACCCGGGCTCCTGCCGGGTAGTGCTCACGAAGGTTTCGAATCACTTCTTCACTAGGAAATCTCATTCTGCCGCCTCCTCATTCTCTGCTGCTTCCTTCTTTGGAGCGCCATTTCGGAAGGCGGAACTTCCGGAGAGGTTCTTGAGCAGGATCTTCCGGGCCTCCTTGAAGTCTGGCCCAATGAAGCCCATCCGAAGAAGCCATGTCCGCATGGCGTACTTCTCGTTGTCCGTCTCCACCGGCTTGCTGCTTGCATGCTTCAGCTCCTTCGAGAGCTTGCAGAGCTGAGCAATGAAGATCGTGTAGGCTTTCGTCTCTTCCGGCGTCAGCTCCCGGTCGAACCAGGGGAACTCAACCTTTTCATCCGTAAAGCGGATGCTGGTGTCCGTGACCCCGAGTGCCTTCTTGATCAGGCTGTCCTTCGCGCTGATGAGGTTCAGAAGGGTTCCGATGTTTGCGGAATCCACCGGGAGAATGATCGTAAGCGAAGTCTTCTCATCTTCCGGTTCATTCTCGGCGGGAGCTTCCGTCTGCTCTTCTGGTTCCTGCTCAGGCTGTTCTGCCTCAGTGCTTTCGTCGGTGTCCGGCTCATCCTCAGCGGTGAAGCCTTTCTCTTTCAGGGCTTCCATCACCTTCTGCATTTTCTCCTCATCTTTGCAGCTGACCCCGCCGTCCTTGCCTACCGTGATGTCTCCGATCTCGTAGGCGCAGGTCGGTACGAACTTGTACTCGGCCTTCTCTCCGGTGATCTCGACGATCGCGTTTACCAGCTCTTTTCTCTCTTTTCCTGTCCTGTTGTAGTTTGCTCTCATGGCTGTGTGCCTCCTTTTCTTTTGGTAGTACATACATCACTCTGAGGCGCTGCAATAGCAACTCAATTTGACAGGAATACTGCACAAAGATCAGATCGTTTGATTGACGGAAGTGTCGTTCTCATGCGCTCTCCTTACCTTTAAGTTCCGCAGTTGCCTCATCAAAGGTGAGCTTCTGACCCTCCCGAAGCACATACACATCATCGGACTTTCCAGTTTGTTCCAGGTAGCGCTTTACAATCACGTCCACGAACTTCGGATCGAGTTCGATTCCTCGGCAGACCCGGTCGATCTCTTCACAGGCGATCAAGGTGGAACCGGATCCGAGAAAGGGATCCAGAACGATGCCATTGGTCATCGAGGAGTTCCGGATCGGATAGGCCATGAGCTGCACCGGCTTCATCGTCGGATGATCCTTCGATGCCTTCGGGCGATCGTACTCCCAGATCGTGGTCT